CTGCGGTCTTCATGTTGGAATGACAAAAAATCATGAATTTGGTTTGTCAACAATTCTAACTTTTGAGGATATCACTGCAATGATGCCAAAGAAGTATTTCCCACAAGAAGTAGAAGTTATTGAGAGAGAAAGAAAGTGTGAAGTGTTGAGTAGTGGAGCGATAGATTTTCAGAGAGCGGAGAAGACATTTCTTCCTGACAATTGTGAGGATTTAGGAATGTTAGGAGTTGATGAGTCAACTCGACTACAAAGTGACAATCCATACTGTAAGAGTCTTATATTTCGTTCTATAGCGAAAATGAAAGGCGTTAAAGTATTGCCAAGTGCTATGAAGGCTGAGGATACACTTAAGGGTGTTTCTCCTCTTAATAATGGTTTATCCAAATTGGGAAGGAGAAGAGTTTTCATTAACCATAAGGATTATACATGGGTTGTAGATTTTATTCTCAATGAATTGCCTCACGGTCGAAATTATCGAATGTTGGATTTGGAGGAAGCCGTGTTTGGATCAAATTTTGAGGAGGATGTTGATATTATAAATATGTCTAGTTCTCCCGGGTATCCCCATGTGACTAAGAAGCATAAAATGTCAAAATCTGAAATGTTTGACTCTGATAGTCACTATATAAATCCTTATATTTCAGAGAAAGTATTTGAAATATTCAGAAAACTTGCAAAAGGTATAATGCCTGCTGCAGTATATACCGTGAATTTAAAAATTGAGACGAGAGAACGAGAGAAAGTTGAAGAAGGAAAAACTCGTATTTTTAATGGTTCTGCAATTGAGAATCTTATCTTCACTCGTATGTTACTTGGGAAGTGGATTTCTGTGCTTAAAACTGGCGGTATAATGAATTTTTCTGCTGTTGGAGTGGATACCAGTTCCGGAGACTGGGGAGCTGGCTTGCGGAGGATAACCCGAAAGGGACGAAGATATCTCGCTGGAGATTTTAAAAATTGGGATAATTCCTTGCCATATTTTGTATTCATATTATTGCAAAGTGTTATCACGCG